AAGCCATGAGCATGGGTGGGATTATATTGCAAGCTGCTGATAAACGAATCATGTCGCCCAACTCAAGATTTATGATGCATTATGGTACATTTGGCATAGTTGCAAATGCAAAAGACGTGTATAAATGGGTTGATGATAATAAAAAGATTGATACTTTAATGGAAGATATATTTCTAGAAAAGATGATCGAAAAAGATCCAACTATAACTAGAAATAAATTACAAGAAATGTTAAAAGATGATTTCATTGTCGACGCTCAAGAGGCTGTTGATCTTGGATTCGCTGATGCTGTCTTAGGCCAAGATGAGGATGATCCTACATGAAATCATTAATAGACGTATTTAATGAAACTATTATAAAACCAGATTGGGAAAGTAAAAGCAAAAAAGCTCCTCAATTTAAAATAAAGCCATCAATGATTGGTTCTTCTTGCGAACGTAAAATTTACTACGCTTCTGCAGGAGTTGAGGAAGATTACGGATTTGATCTTAAAGGTAAAAAGAGAATGCTTTTAGGAGATTCTATTGAGACATCTCTTGAAAAGGTTTTTAGAAAGTCTGGAATACTAATAGACTATGTAAATCCAGATGGAACACCTCATCGTAAATTTGGCTTTGCGGATGTTACTACACAGTTTCCAGTGGAATGCGCTGATATTTACATTAAAAATGGCTATATTGATGCTGTCTGTATTTTAGACGGTAAATTATGGATCGCAGATTATAAATCAATAAATCTAAATGGATTTGGTGGACTATTATCTGCTAAGAATGACCACTTAATTCAAACTGTAATTTATCTTTATATATTTAATTTGATGTTAGCTGAGGGTAAGTTTTCACACATAGAAAAGCTTCAGGGATTTACAAAGGCTGAAGGCGTACGGATCCTTTATGTGAACAAAGATGACACTGAAATGAAAGAGTTTACTCTTACAGATACAGATGCGTTCTTTGCCCAAATCGTTAATAAAATCATGGCTACTAGAAAGAACTATGATACTAAAACTTTACCACCTAAAACTCCAGAATTCTGCAATACTTGTAACTGGCGAGACAAGTGTAAAAAGAATTTCAATATATCATAATAATTAGTTTACCTAACTAACTATTAAAAGCTAAAATATTAAAAGAGAAGTCATACCAATATTAAAGGAGAGAATATGACAAAAGTCCTTATCGGATTGCTGGCAGTCGGTGTCTTGCTAGTAAGCTACCCAGTGGGTAAAAAAGTAGTCGATACCGTCCGTAGTGGAGGAATCACTCAAGAGCAAGATAATACCAATGCGGTTGAAATCAAGCTACCAGATACGTTGTCTGATCTTCTAACAGAAGCTCCTAAAAAATTGACAACAGTTAAAAAGACGCTTGTCTTGGAAGGCAAAAATACAGTTACCCTTCGAGGTCCTGTCACTAGTGACTCAGTTGGTAAACTAATCCAAGAGATCTCTAAATTAAGTCGCAATCTTCCTAAAACTGAAGCAATCTATTTGGTTTTAGATACTCCAGGTGGATCTGTATTCGACGGTATGGACTTCATTGATTTCTTAGAAGCTATCCCTCAAGAGGTTCGAACAGTAACTCTCTTTGCTGCTTCAATGGGATTCCAGATTGCTGAGAATAACCCAGGTAAAAGAATTATCGCACGTAACGGTGTTTTAATGAGTCACCGAGCTGCTGGCGGTTTAGATGGCCAATTTGATGGTGAATTTGAAAGTCGATACCGCATGGTAAAGCAAAAGATTGATTTCTTAGATGCGACTGTTTCCCAGCGTTTAGGTATGAAATATGAAGATTACAAAGCCAAAATCGTCAATGAGTGGTGGATCCATGGCTTTAACGCTGTAGATGAAAAGGTAGCTGACGAAATGGCACTTATTCAGTGTGGTTCGACTATGAACGGTACTGATGAGGTTATAATCAATACTATGTTTGGCCCAATTAAAGTGGTATTCGATAAATGTCCTTTGCTCAAGGAACCTGTATCTGTAGACTTTGCAGGAATCTCTCAACACGCACAACCATACGTAAAATCAGTATTTAATGATTTAATCCATAATAAACAAAAGTTTACTAAAGACTTTATTTTATCGAATAAATTTCACACATTATTTAAGTAATTAACACCGAGCCCCGATGAGGGGCTTTAGGATTTAAAATGACAGATTCTACCGACAACTCGGGGAACTGTCCTCCTGATAACAAACCTGAAAACAAGGAAGAAGTAGGCTGTCCCTGGCATATAAATTCTCCAGAACATCATAACTGCCTTTGGCTATATATTATAGACAAGAGCGGTCCAGATGGATCTATGCCTGAACTTGTTCAGTCGGAAATAGCTCAACTTTTAGGATGGTCTAACACGAAGACACACTTTATGTTGAAGCAAGCAATGGCCGAATTAAATCAAGCTTTTAAAAATTATAAATCAAACCAGCTTATAGCTGGAGATCCAGACCAAAACGTTGAATTAAACTCATTTGATATTGATCCAATTTCTAACTATACTTCTGAGGATTCTGAAGAGTAGTTTAGTTGATTTGATAAAATGTAGTTATGAAAAACGATTTTAAATTTGTAATCCCCGCAGAAATTTCAAAAGGTAAAGATGGAGAGTGGAGAGTAGCTGGTATAGCTTCCACATCTTCTAAAGACCGTCAAGGGGAAATTATTATTCCAGAAGGTATCGATGCTACGCCTATTGCCAAGGGAAAAGGATTCTTTAACTGGGACCACGACAACTCACCAGAAAATACAGTCGGAGTTCTTGATTCTTATAAAAAAACAGCTAATGGCATGTTTGTTGAAGGTCGCCTGTTTAAGAATCACACCCGGGCTAAAGCTGTATACGAAATCATGTCTTCCCTTAACAAAGGTGATACGGGCCGAGTCGGAATGTCAGTCGAAGGTAAAGTCATTGAGCGTGATCCGAATAACCCGTCTATTATCAAACGCTGCCTTATCAAAAATGTGGCATTAACGATGAATCCTGTGAATCAAGATACGTATGCAGACATAATCAAATCCATGACTGGCGAAAGTGAAGTTGAATTTGCATCTGAAGGAAAACCAGCTGATCCAACAGAACAACCAGTAGTTAAGTCTGAAGAACCTACTTTTACTGCATCTCAAGTATTCGCAATGATGGAAAAAGCATTAGGTATTGGTGCAGGAAATTCTGCAGCTCCAGCTGATCGATCTGGCGGAGATGCTTTAAGCATGGAATCTATGGACAAAAAGAAAGTCGATAAGAAGAAACTTAAAAAATCTTCTGCGGATATTTTTAAGTCCCAAATGATTGAAGTTCTAGATAAGTTACAAGCTTTATATCCAAACCATACTAGATCTGAGATATGGTCGGCGGTACAAGAGCGTATGGAAACTAAGTTTCCTGAGCTTAAAACAAAAGAACTTTAATTTAGGTACAATTATTATAGTTTAAAATACAAGGAGTTTTCACATGTCTGAAGAACTTAAAAAGCGCATTCGCGTATCAATCACTGACAAAGACACGGCTAACGAACTTATTGCTCTTTTAGAGAATATGTTAGAACGTATCGTTGCCCTTGAAACACCGTAATCTTTTAGGAGAGAACAATGGATAAAAACAAAACTACAAATGAGGATCTGAATAAATCCATCGATTCTCTTATCGAGGATCTATTTGCAGAGCCTGTTCAAAAAGGTGAAAACTTTGAAGTAGCTAACGCTGCTAAAACCACTGCAGATGCTGCTATTGCGGCTGCTCCGACTTTCCAAGATGATGCTGCGCGTGGTGCTGGTCGTCCAAAACAAATCTCTGACGTTCCTAAAAACGACGAAGATGGAAAACGTGACGGAACATACGATGCAACTATTGCTGCTGCTATCGGTGAGATCGAGAATGATGAAGCTAAAAAACAAGCTAAATCTATTGATCAAACTACATCGGCTGGTCGTATGGGTGAAGGTCCTAAAATGAAGGATCCACGCCTTTCTAAATCATTAACTGATGAAGAGTATGCTGAATATCAATCTTTAAAGAAAGCTTCAGATGAAGCTAAAGCTAAAGCAGACGCTGAAGCTAAAGCTCTAGAACTTAAAAAATCTGAAGATCTTAAAAAAGCCGAATTTGAATCTTTAGTTAAGTCTGCGGTTGCATCTGCAATTGCTCCGATTCAACAAAAGAATGAAGAGCTTCAAAAGTCTTTAGAGAAATCTGAAGCACTTATTAAAGCTATGGCGGGTCAGCCTCAACGTTCTAAATCTGTGACTGGAATCGAAGCATTAGAAAAATCAATGCCTGAAGATCAAGGTCCTAAGGAATTCACTAAGTCTGAAAAACTAGATGCAGCTGAACGCCTTGTGATGAAGAAAGCTCTTCCAATGGAAGCAGTAGTTGAGCTTGAAAACACCGGTACTCTTTATAATGCAGAGTACAGAAAGTTAATTGAAGCAGAACTTCAAAAACAAAACTAATAATTTTGCTATAATTTAAAAGTTAGCTGGACTTCGGTCCAGCTTTAATTAGATCTTAAAAATAACATTCTTTTTACAAATAATCAAATAACAGAAAACTAAAAACTATTTTACTTTAAGGAGTAAAACATGGAACAAATCATCCAGCAAGTAGCCAACGACGGATCAGTAACTGGTTTCGGTTCGATGGATGCTGCTAAGGTAGACGCTCTTCAAAAAGCATTGTCTATCTCTCAAAACTACGGGACTACTGCTCCCGGTGCGTTGCAAGGTGGTTCTGCACTAGCTGTAGAAGATCTTGACCGTACTCTTAAATTGGTCACTCATGGCCTTGAACACTTAAAACTTTGGAAAGACATTATCAAAGAAAAAGTTGTTCAAACTGTTCATGAGTATAACGTTCAAAATAGCTACGGCCAAGAAGTTTCTCCATTTTTCCAAATGGGTGGAACACCTCAAGGTACTGATGCTAATTATGGCCGTGAATTCATCCAAGTTAAATACTTGGGTACTCAAGGTGCTGTTCAGCACAACTTGACTTTGATCCAAGCGGCTCATGGTCCGGTTATCGCTCGTGAAGTTAAGAACAAAACTGTTGAATTGCTTGCCCGCAATGAACGTTTTATGTTCGAAGCTGATTCTAACATCAACTCTTTAGAGTACGATGGTATTGAATCTCAAGTCAAAACTAAAGAAGCTCAATCTCAGTACAAGTCTACAGCATTTGCTGGATACGAAGCTGTAGGTTCTTCTGATTCTGTTATCGTTGACGTTCGCGGAAAGTTTGACGATGGCGTTGCTGAAGAAATCGCGTTACGTAACGTGAACAACTTCGGTATGGCTATGGACTGTTACTTAGGTACAGACATCCACTCAACTTTCTCACGTGATTTCTACTTGAAACAACGTACTCTTCCTGGAGAGACTTTGACTTCTGGTAATCGCGTAAAAGAACATACTGGTTCAATCGATTACCGATTCAAACCATCATTGTTCAACCGTCCTCGTATTTCTCCGTTGTCTGCTACCGTTTCTGCGCAATCTGCTCCAACCCTTGCTACTCTTACTTCTCCGGTTGCTGCTGATTCTCAATTTAAAGCAGCTGACGCTGGAACATACGGTTACAAAATGTCAATGGTTTATGCTGATGGTGAAACACTTCCATCTGCTGAAATCTCTGGCGCTGTAGCTGCTGGCGACGAAGTTCAAGTAGTTCCATCTTATGCCGGTGCACCACTTTACGCTAACGTATTCCGTTCTGGTAAAGATGCTGCTGGTTCTAACTGGAAGTTTATCGGTCGTATCAAATTGTTAGGTACTGGCGTTGCAGTTCGTATCGACATCAATGAGAACGTTCCTGGATCTGGTAAAGCTTACTTGTTAATGCACGATGCTGACGCATTATGCTGGAAACAATTAGGTTCTATGATCAAGTATGACCTTGCGGTTACTGATACTTCATACAAATGGTTGCAATTAATGTACGGAACGCCTCTGGTTTCTGCAGGTCGCAAACATTGTATAGCCAAAAATTTAGTTAATTCTTAATTAAATTATAAAGTTTAAGACTTTTAAACCCGACCCTAATAAGGTCGGGTTTTTTGTTATAATTTTAGTATGAAAAAGTGCCTAACTTGCAAACAAGAAAAGCCTCTTACTGATTTTTATAATAGATCTCAGAGTCCTGATAAACTTCACTTCCACTGCAAAGAGTGTTCTAAAAATAAACGTAATAGATGGAATAACGAAAAAGGTAAAGATTATTGGAGACGAATATCGTACGTTAGGGCTTCATCTAAAACCGGTATTGCTATTCAAGAAATATATGATGCGATAAAATCTCAAGACTTTAAATGTAAGATATGCAAATCCCCAGAAAAAGATAAATTCTTAGCAGTAGATCATTGCCACGCGACCGGTAAATTTAGAGGAATGCTCTGTCAGAAATGTAATACCGGGTTGGGTCAGTTTAACGATGACCCCGAATTACTACGACAAGCTATCTTGTATCTTTTTCCTGAGCTTCAGCCTTAGACGCCAGATCTTGTAAATCTACTTTAGGTCCCTCTATATGGAGGATACTTACTAGATAAACTCCACCTTGAGGAGTCGTAACTGGTACTTTTACATAATTTAACTCTTTTTGATCAGTATGAGATAACAATCCAAGAACTTGCATAAAATATTCAGAATGTGCCAACTGCAAAGCAGCTTCTACCTCTTCTGCAGAAAACGATTTCTTTTCAGAACTCATATAGACTCCTTTTTAATTAATCCTTTTTCTTTCATAATTTTATAACAACCTTCAAATCCCTTGATAATCGGTGCTTGACTTTTATGAGGTCTTTCCATATTCGTTTCTTCTTTGGCAAATTCAATAGCTAATTTACGAAGTTCTTCTGGAAGTTCTTCATCCTTAACTTCCGATAACAAATCTCTAGCTTCAGTTAGTTTCTCAATTAATAAGTCTAAAGACTCTAAAGTCGAAAAATCTAAAACTACCTTATTAAGTAAATCAACTTTAGATGGAACTTTACCCAACTCAGTCTTTTCACATGTGACAAACTCCACCTGCGCACCAAATCTAGACTGTAAAATATGAGTCTTGATTCTAACGGTACCTTTTCCAAAATTAACCATAGTTCCTTTATTGTTTTGAAACTTTTTGATCATCTTCTTCTCCTGTTACGGTTGTACTTAATCCCATGCATTTCATCTTAAACTCAAAATCATAATCAGCACGTTCTTGTTTCTTTTTCTGAATTCTCATCATTACAAAAAATGTAATAAAAGACAACACAAAAGCTATACTTATTTTTATAATAAATTCTGTCATACTTTTCCCAGATGAGTTGTATCATTTGAAATCAAAAGATCAAATAAGAATTCGGTCTGATTAGTAACCCAGCATCGATTAATAATATGTCTCAATTTGGGATACCTTAAAATAAGATAGTAATAAGTAAGCTGATGCATTGATCCCCCGATCAATAAAATGGTATCTATTATTGATGAATAAGTAAAGTTAAAATAGTGTATTAAAATGATACACTTAATTTGGCGTTTACTAAATCTATTAACAGTTGGTATTTTATAGTTAATCGGAGGCTACATGGATTTAGAAAAAGAGATTACGAAACTTGAAAAGAAATTTATTCGTGATGGACGGGAATCACTAGTTCGTGAATTAAGAAACTTGACAAATGATCAGCGTCGAGATCGTTTAAAACAACAAGCTATCTTGATGCAAGAGATTGCTGATAATAAGGCTAAAGCTGAGCAGGAATTAGAACTCAAAATTCCAGTACGAACACTAAAAGAGGCGATCTCTACAGTTAAAGAACATAACTCTCTATTTAGAGAACAAGTAGATGCTGCAAAACGTCTTTCACGTTTTATTCATCTATTAATTCAAGATTCCAATAAAGTTTAACTAAAACAAAGGATGTAACAATGATCCTAGTAGGAAAAGCCTTAACAATGGCAATTTTAGCAGTATGCCCAGGTTGGGATATAGATAACGGACAAGTCATTACTACGGCATGTCAAGAGTTTATGGTAAACTGCGTAATCAATAAGGCAGGTACAAATGGACCCACGAAAAGTCAAGTCGATAGCTGCAGAGACGAGCGAGAAGCTAGAATCAGACGCGGCGGTAAAGATATTCCCAGCACGCTCTTTAAAGAGTAGTGCCGGTGGCCCTATTGATAAAGATGGCGAAGGTGGCGGATCAGATTCGGATGTAGATTCGTTTGTAATAGATATTGCTGATAACGGTTTTGTTTTAATTGTAAATTGTTTTGATGGTCTTCAAGAGAAGACAATACATAATACTATAGACGAAGTATTTGACGCTATTAGAAAGCGTTTTTAATGAATAAAACTAAAATATCTATCTGGTCTAAATTGCAACCAAAACTTTACCCTGTGTGGGTTTTAATCATGGCAACGTGTATTATTTTAGCGGTTTTAACTGACAAATAAATCCGTTCACGAATGTCTATAGGTTTGTAACAATTATTTTGTGGAGGATCTCATGTTTTTTGAGTCATATCAAATAGATAAGAAAACAAAGATTGGTATTACGCACCTCCTGTCAAATATAACGACTCGAGAGGGTTCTCATAAGGGTGGATGGACTAGATTGTTGAAGTGTCAATTATTTAATATGGGATACGAAAACGTTACTATTTTAGATAATAAAAATTCACTTCAAGAATTTGAAGTTATCATCTTTGATTTGGGTGCTGAATTCTCTGGAGCATTAAACATGTTCGGTGGTTTAGATGAAAAAGTATTTAAAAGACTCTCTGAAATTAAATCCTTCAATGGTAGTTTTTATTCTTGGCGCAACGATCTTCCTGATTTATCCGTACTCGAGTCCCGCAGAACCAACGCCAGCACCTGCGAAGCTTTC